CAAAACAAGAAGCAATAGAAAATCCTCCAAAGAAAAAGAAAGGTTGTACATCCTGTAAGAAGAAGAAAGAAGTTACAATACTACCAGAAATTGATTTAACACCCCTTCCTTTGATTATCTATGACGAGGAAGACATTATCAAGGCGTACAACGAAGTAATAAGATTTGGGGGTATAAAAGAAGAATCAAAGGTATTTATAAAAGATGTGTATAAACAACTGTTCAACGAAGAATATGTATTTGAAAATTGTGCCAGTTGTAAAAATACTCAATATCATAAATTAAGAAACTATATTCTTTATAAACTCAAAAGAAAAATATAATGGCTGGTAGAAAAACAACAGAGGCTGAATATGAAGAACGTATCCCTGATGCGATGGAAATGATTTTGTATGAGAAGTTGAACTATACTGAATTTAGACAAAAATACTCAAAGAAATATGGAATCACAGAACGTCAGGCTGAGAATGTATGGCAAGATTGTAAATCACGACTTAAAGAAAGGTTCCAAGAACAAACGGAAGAAATTATCTCAGCCCAACTTCAAAGGTATTTTGACCTACTTCAACGTGCGAGGAACGATAATAACAAAAGAGTGGAAAGGGAAACCTTAGCCGACATTAATAAACTATATGGGTTGGAACAACGTAAGATAGACATAACATCAAATGGTGACCCAATCAGTATCAATATTAATTTAACAGATTAATATTTTTTTGAATTTGTTGCGATAAAAATTTCGTAAATAGATAAATACATATATATGAATAGAGAAATAAAAGGACTAATAAATAACGAAGACCCTGTTAATCACTGGTCTTTTTTACCTGTTGATGGTGAAACCATTTTAGATTTAGGTTCAGGTATTAATTCAGAATTTACACCAACACCAATGTATTGGATACAGAAGAATGCAAAGAAGGTATATGGTGTTGACCCATCACAAGAATCTTATGAGTGGTATAAAAACAATTTCAATGTTAAGAATTTCATTCAAATAATGGACTATGTAGATAGGACCGAGAAGTTTGAAATATATTTTAATGTTGTTAAACCAACTGTTGCAAAGATTGATGTGGAAGGTTCAGAGATTTTTATGAACGCAATGAGACCTGAGTTTCTTGAAGGGTGTCGTCATATTGGTATTGAATATCATAATTTGTCCTGTCTATTATCTTGTGAACATTTGTTAAGAGATAATGGATATGAGTTATATTATTATAAGTTCCCACATTTAGATATAGATTATCAGGGTGTTCTACACGCACATAAGAAGAATGTAATTGTAAAACAAAGAACAGGAATATAATATGGGATGTAATTGTAAGAAACCAAAGAACGTTCAAGCAGAACTAAAACCAGAACCTGTACAACAGGAGATAAGGGTTCCACAAAGTGTTGATGAACTTCATTCTATGTTAATGAATAAACACGCTGAGGAACTTGCCAATCAATTCAGAAATGGAAATAACAATATCTCCGACCAAGAGACAGAGTGAAGCGTGGAAGTATCTAACCGATGATAAGACCAATGTGGTATTATTTGGTGGGTCAGCTGGTGGTGGAAAGAGTTGGCTTGGTGCATTATGGATTGTAACCCTATGTTTAAAATACACAGGTATCAGATGTTTAATAGGTCGTGCCGTATTAACACAACTTAGATTAACAACACTCAATACTCTCTTTGACTTACTCAGTACTATGGGATTAAAGAGTGGTGAACATTTCAATTACAATGGTCAGTCAAATGTATTAACATTCTATAACAAATCAGAAATTATATTCAAGGACTTAGCCTACAACCCAAGTGACCCTAACTATGACAGTTTAGGTTCGTTAGAAATATCTGCAGCATTCATAGATGAAAGTTCACAAATAACATCTCTTGCATACAACATAGTTAAATCACGTATCAGATATAAACTAAAAGAATATAATTTTATACCAAAGGTACTGATGACGTGTAACCCTTCTAACAATTGGATTAAGAAGGATTTTTATTTACCATTCACACAAAACAAATTAGAAGATAATAAGGTCTTTATTCCATCCTTACCGATGGACAATCCACACTTACCACCATCTTATCTTGATATGTTAAAGGAATTACCTCCACAACAAAGAAGAAGATTATTGGAAGGTGATTGGGATTATCTTGATGAGAGTGATAGTCTATTCAAGTTTGACGAGATTAGTAATTCAGTATTTAAACATACACCAAATACACAGGATAAAAAGTATATGACGATTGACGTAGCAAGGTTTGGTGATGATAGGTCTGTGGTGATGATTTGGGTAGGACTGGTTCTAATAGATTGTAAGGTGTATAGGAAACTATCAACCACAGAATTATCGTCCAATATACAGGACCTAATGAGGTCTCACGGGATACATCCAAATAATTGTATCGTGGACTCAGACGGTGTTGGGGGCGGAACTGCAGATATTCTAAGAGCAACAAATTTTGTGAATAACTCATCACCATTACACGGACAGAACTTCTCAAATCTAAAATCACAATGTTATGTCAAACTATCTGATATGTTTAGAGAAGGAAAGATTAGTTTGAATATATTAGAACCAGCAGTAATAGATGACTTGACACAGGAACTACTAAGTGTTAAATTAAAAGATGTAGATAAAGATAATAAGGTAGCGGTCCAATCAAAAGAGGATATGAAAAGATTGTTAGGTAAATCACCTGACCTTTCAGACGCACTAATGATGAGAATGTTACCTGAAATAAAAACCCAAAAAACAACGGGTAGATACGCAATAATGCAATTATGATAAAATTCAAATTACAAGAAAAGGAATATCAAATACCAGATTTTATATCTATAGAAAGTTATTCAAAAATTTATAAGGTCAAAGATTTATTTAGTGATGACTACTTTGCCGCAAAGATTATAAACATAATTACAGACGCACCATTAGAGGAACTATTGGAAGCAGATTATGAACAAGTATCATATATTGCTGCATACATTATGTCACATATACCTTTGGAGAAACCAAAGTTTATTGACCGATTTGAATTGGATGGTGTTAATTATGGGTTCTTCCCAAATTGGAAGGAACTAACCTTTGCTGAGTTTGTGGATTTAGATACTATCTCAACAAAGAAAGCCGATGAACTATTAGGGTTACTACACATTCTTGCAGCAGTAATGTATAGACCAATCATAGAAGAAAAATCAGAACACGATTATAAGATAGAAAAGTATAACGTGGAAACGATGAAGGAACGGGCGGAACTGTTCAAAAAGAAATTAGATGTGAAGTATATACTTGGAGCACAGTTTTTTTTTATCAACTACGCAAACAGATTTTTAAGTTATTCCCATCTATCTTCGATTCCGACTCTCTCAATATGGATGAAGATGAAACTAATGTGGGTGATGAGGAAATGGATATTCGCAGCAATTTTCAAAAAACGTATGGATGGTTCCTTATCCTCAACAGAATTGCTGGAAACGATTTTGCGAAACACAAACTTATCTACGAAGAAAAGTTGATGACAGTATTAAACCAATTGTCTTTTCTGTTGGATTATGATAGGGAACAAATAAAATTACAGAAAAAACAATCTAAAACTATTTAATTTATATTTATTATATATGGTAACATATAAACAAATTATCCAAGATTTAAGTGGTATTGCATATTATCACAACCAAATAAATTCTTTTGGTTATGGTGATTTGACACAAATCACTATGGATATAGAAACCAAACAAGAACCAGTATATACCAAGATGTATGTAGTACCTGGTCAGGTTCAACTTGCACAAAATAGATTGTTATATAACTTTTCAATTATAATATTGGACCAAGTTAATGAGGATTTATCCAATCAAGAGGATGTGATGAGTGATACTTTGGAGATTTGTAAGGATATTTTCACCATATTATACCAATCTTATACGGCAACTTGGGGTGGTTTCTCAATTGATTATACCCCATTATGGAGTCCAAACGTCACTCCTTTCCTTGAAAGGTTTGAAACAGTTTTGGGTGGGTGGACGATGAACATAACTATAGAACAACCTTTTGATTATAATACGTGTGTTTTACCGATTGAAGGGTTTTCTATTCCAAGAAGTGTTAATAGAGTTACCTATCAACAAATCATTCAAGATTTAAGAGATTTATCAATAGCACACGAACAAATAAATTCATTTGGATTTGGGGACCTTACCCAATTGACAATGGACACACAGACAAAACAAAGTCCTGTATATACAAAATTATATATAATTCCTAACGATACGGTATTAGACCGAATGCAATTAACATATAACTTCCAAGTTATTGTAGCAGACAGATTAAAAGATGACTACTCAAATCAAAGAGATGTGATGAATGACACACTTGAAATAATTAAAGATGTGTTCACTTTCTTGTATTTATCTGAGTATGAAAGTGAGTGGGATGCTACTGTAGAACCATTTTTGGAAAGATTTGAGGATGTATTGGCGGGATGGACTATGAACTTAACAATCACACAACCATTTGACTACAATAGATGTAACGTTCCTGAAAGACCATTTGTAAATAAGAAGTGGTATGAACTGGCAGAATTATGGAACACAATATCTACTGACTGGAAAAATGTATAACACAAAAATTATTATATTATTATGGGTCAACTCACCAATCAATATGTATCACAATCTTACCAAGGTCTATTAAACCTTGAAAACCCATTTACAGGGGTTACCAATTCATTACAATATGTAACGGATGGTCTTGGTGGAAACACTGCATTACAAATAAGTCAAACACAGGTTAACATTACAGGTTCTTTAACTGTTAATGGTCAACCTATTTCTGTTGATACGGGTTCACTTGTAACCACATCATCATTCAATGCATTTACTTCTTCTATGAACAGTTTTACAAGTTCAATAGATAGTAGAGTTGATGCGTTAGAGATTGAAACAGGAAGTTTACAAAATCAAATTAATGGACTTGCAACCACAAGTTCACTAAACTCATATACATTAACATCTTCATTTAACGCTTACACAAGTAGTAATGACACCAAGGTTAATGACCTAATATCTAAAACAGGTAGTTACGCAACCACAGGGTCAAATAACTTTGTGGGTCAACAAAGAATAAATGGTAACCTAATTGTAACTGGTTCTATTACATCTACACAAGAAGTAAACGCTGGTAATGGGGTTTATACATCATTTGTTCAAGGTCAATCAGCGTTAAATTTAAATGCTACAAATTTTGTTGATATTAAATCAAACACAAGTGGTGTAAGTAAGAAAGTAAGAATATACAATAACGATAGTGGTGACAAAAATATCCCTGTTGAAATTACAGGTAGTTTAAATGTGACAGGTGAAATTACAGCACTATCAGCATCAATTACTTATTTAGAAACAATATATCAAACATCATCTGTTATATTCTCATCTGGTAGTAACATACTTGGTGATGAAGCGGGTGATACACAAACATTATATGGTACGGTTAATTTACCGAATGGTCCTTTAAATGTAACAGGTAGTACATTATTAAATGGTAATGTTGATATTACCACAGGTAACTTAAATGTATATAGTCCATTAGCAAGATTTAGTGGTTCATCAGTTGTAGTTACAGGTAGTGTAGATGTAACAGATGGTATCACAGGTTCATTAGAAGGAACTGCATCATATGCAACCAACGCATTATCTGCATCATTTGCACCAATGCCAGATGTAAGTTACTTTGCCACAACAGGTTCAAATACATTTACAGGTCAACAAAATATTGAAACCAACTTAAATGTTACACAATCTTTAAATGTTGGTGGTAATAGTACATTTGATGGTCAAACAACATATAATGGTAATATACAATATAACGCAGATAGTTTTATTAAGTCGGGTTCACAAATCAATTTCAATATTGGGGATGGACTTGATGGTGCGTATTACAGATTAAGTAGAAAAGTAGGTGGTGAGTTTGGTATTGTTCAAGACCCTGGCAACTTTCACTTATTAGATATTAGTTCAAGTTTTGCTACTTTATTACCTAAAACATCATTTAAGAATGGTGTAGATATTACAGGTAGTTTAAATGTATCAGGTTCAACACATAGTGTAATTGGGAATGTTGGTATTAGTGGTTCATTAGTTGTAAGTGGTTCTGAAACATTAAGAAGTAATTTGTTGATGTACTCATTACCATCAACCATTAATGCATCTGTTCAGCCAGGTCAATTTATAACATCTTCTTTACCTGTATCACAATCAAACTTTATATTTGCAACAACTGCAGGTGCAACACAACAAGGTTCTTTAACAGCAGGACTAACAGGTTCTATTCTATTATCTGGTTCAAATAACATTTTATTCAACTCAAATAGAACTAATACAATTGCACAAGGAACACTTGGATATATCGGTGGTAATAATAATATGGTTAATGTAATACCATTAATTACAACATCATCTGTTTATAGACCAACAACCAATAGTAATATTTTTAATGGACAAGTAACTTTGAGATTTACATCAGGTTCTTTACCGAACCCCGCATTATTTACTAACTATATTGCTGGTACAGTTGATGTGAATATGGTTAGTGGTTCACTAAGTGCAAACTCAAATGTTATTGTAGGTTCAATGCTTTTTCAACACACTGGTTCACAAGGCGTAGCACAACAAACATTTAATAATAATATTGTTAATGGTGCACAACAATTTATATACAACTATACATCATCAGTAGTAAACGCACTCAATAATAACTTTGCGGGTGCTTCAAACGGTATTGATAATTATTTTCATAATGCAGGTGCAGGAAATAACACACCATCATTTAATAGAAACTTTATAATGGGTCAACAAAATTATGTTACCCTATCAGGTTCTACTGCTGGTGGTGCAAGGGCAATAGGTGATAGTTTCTTTGGTGGTTACCAAAATTCAATAAATTCAATAGTATCAGGAAGTAATAACAGTAGTATCGCAGCAACATTGTTGTATGGTCGTGGATTGGTTATTAATGCAAATGCACCCGTATTAACAGGTGGTTCTGCATTTGTTGGAAGATTTAATGATACGGGTTCTTTGTCACAAACAAATGATATTGTATTTGCCGTTGGTACAGGTACTGGTACATCAAACAGAAGAACAGGTTTATATGTAACAACAGGTTCATTGGTTGGTGTGAGTGGTTCATTAGATGTTAAAGGTAACACAATAATTACAGGTTCGGTTACCGCAACTGACTTTACAGGTTCACTACAAGGAACCGCATCATTTGCAACAAACGCATTATCTGCGTCATTTGCACAAAACTTTAACCTACCAAATTATGTAATTACAACAGGTTCACAACTTGCTAACCAACAAATAGAAGGACAATTAAAAGTATCTGGTTCATTTAGTGTAAGATTAAATGAAACTGATAATATCGGTAAAATTGTTATAACAAATGGTGGTAACTGGTTGTATAGAAATTCATCAAATTATAATACTGTTGTAGGTAATGCTGCAGGTGTTGATAATGGTTTCTTTGGAAGTTCTGAAAAGAATATGATTTTCAATGGTTTCTTTACACCATTTGCAACAGGTTCTAACAACGTTATTATTCAAGGTGCTGGTGATGACTTTATATCAGGTAGTGGAAACATCTTTATTGGTTCACACGGTGGACAAGCAGGTGGTTCAGCAAATATATTATTAGGTTCTACTTCATACTCATCAGGTTCAATATTCAGTGATAAATTTGAATTAGGAACACAAGCATCATCAAGAATATTCCATAAACAAGGAACAGACCCATTACAAATTGGTGACGATACACAAGTAACTGGTTCATTAACAGTATCAAGTTTATCAACATCAACAGGTTCATTTGTTGTAACAACAGATAGTACAGGTACATTAACTAAAGCAGCATTTAGTGACGTAGCAGCAGTATTATTCAGTCAAGGACAATTTGCACAAACAGGAACATTAACCGCGGCATCAGGTGTATCTGGTTCAATATCATATGATATATCAGGAAGTGTTAACGGTATAACATTGGTAAGTGGTTCAAGATTAACGATACCAACTGCTGGTGTGTATAACATTCAATTCTCAGCACAATGGGATTGTGCATCAGGTGCAGACACAGGATGGGCTTGGTTTAAAAAGAATGGTACAAACATCGCAAACTCAAACACAAAAGTAACGATGCCAAATAATACATCACAAGTTATGACGGTTAATATTCTTGAAACAGCATCTGTTGGTGATTATTATGAGGTTGCTTGGCAGAATAACGCTGGTCACGCAAGATTATTAGGTGAAGCTGCAACAGGAAACTTACCAGCAATACCATCAGTAATAACAACAATAACACAAGTTAGATAATGGACTACGAAGTAATTGCACCAATAATCAAAGATACAATTCAAAAGGTATTATCTGAAAGGGTATATCCTTTTGGTTTTGCCAAATACAGAGGATTGAGTGACAAAGTAGCCAGTGGTAGATTAAAGAATAGTGTGCAAGTAAATGTAATACCATCAGATGTTAGACCTGTAATTCAAATCCTTATGGAGAGTTATTGGATTAATGTTCAAAATGGTAGAAGACCTTATCCACAATATAATGTAAGGAGAGGTGGTGGAGGTGGTGGACAATCACAATTCTTAGATGAATTGATGAAGTGGATTAAGTATAGAGGATTGACAGGTAGAGATAAAAAAGGTAGATTTATTAGTAGAAAAAGTTTTGCTTTTGCAATACGAACAAATATAAACAAATTCGGAATAAGACCATCAAATTTCTTGGACAAAGCGGTAAACCTTTTGGAAACAGACGCAAGGATTGCCGAGGCATTAGGAAATGAGGCTTTTGAAGAATTGATTAACAGTTTAGAAGGAATATAAAATGAGTTTTGGATACCCACAATTATACGCAAATGGTTTGAACAACAACACTCAGTTGAGAAGGTCAACTGATATGGTTTACCAAAGAGGTGGAACCTATGAGGTTGTATTAACTGGTAATACTTACCAAACATCTATGGAACTTGATGTGGATTTATTTAGTGACGATGAGCAAGTTGGTAGAATGAGTTTGGTCCCATATAATGTAACACAATCAGGCGCAACATTCACCTATCGTTTTAATATTAGACCATATGAGTATTTATCAAACTATGTCAAATCACAACACTATAACAATTATTGGTTAGGTGATTGGCAACAAACAAACGAAGATATAAACATAAACAATCCATATCCTAATATTATAAAAACAAATTTAAAATATGGATATAGATACTTAACAGGTTCAACTGTTGTAACAGAATATACAGGTAGTCCATCAAATAATGTTGTACATTATACAGATATTCCTTATTGTGCAACTTCAACAGGATTTACAGCAAGTGGTTTTACAAACACAGGAGAGTATTTTAATTATGTTGGTGGTGCATTCCAAATGAATGAGAAATATTACCTACCAAATTTTGACCAAGAGTTAGGAACAGTTGTAGGTACGGGGTTGACAATTAACACAATAGACGTAAACAGAAGATTGAGTCCTATGTCACAATTTATGATTGATGGACCAATTCTTCCACAAGATAGTGAAACGGCAAGATTTTTAACTGAGTCACCACGCATTCAGGCTATACAAGAAAGTGAAAATTACGTATTATATTTCTTGAACGGTCAAACAGGTGACAGGCAAGTAATGGAAAGTGACTTTGTTGTTTTTAGAATGTATGATGAAGACAATGTATTAGTAGGATATATTGAAGAACAAATTAATTATAGTGGTACAACATACGCATCACCAACAGGTAATACTGACAATTTAAAAATATGGGCATTACCTTGTGGACCAATTGATATTGATAATATCTTTTCAACGGTTGCTTGGTCAGGAGTATCTTATTACACAGTTGAACTATGTTATGGATACCCAACAAATAGTACAAATAGAATATCAGAAGGTGCAGTAGGACCTTCATCAGAAACATTCTACTTCTATCTATATGATAATTGTGGACCTGAAGATACAAGATTAACATTCTTAAACAGTAGAGGTGGGTTTGACTATTTCACATTTACAAAATATAGACAAGATAAAAAGAAAATAACAAGACAAACGTATGATAATAGATATTATGCAACCAATTTGTCTTCTCCCGATAGGGATATGGGTAGAACAGTTAAAACATTCGATACTGATGTTGAAAGGGAATTTGTTTTAGAAAGTGATTTTCTTAGTGAGGGTATGGGTGATTGGTTAGAGGAATTGTTTTATTCACCACAAGTTTATGAGATGAAACCTGATTTTATTAGTCCATTAGATAGACAAGACAAATATTATAAAGACCTTAGACCAATACAAGTTCTTTCAACAGAAGTTGAAACGATAAATGTTAAACATAAAAAATTAAACAAATATAAAATAACTTGTAAATACGCAGATAGTTTCTTCGTAAACAAAGGTTTCTAATATATGTCACAATTACAACAAACAGTTTTAAGGGTTCAAACCAATAAACCAAGTTCAATAATTATTACAGGAACCACGTCAATGACGTTTAGTGGTTCTACCACAGGTACAACGGCAACTGGTAGTGGAACAAGTGCATCACCATACGTAGGTAATTTTCCAAACTCATCTGTATTTTTTGAATGTGAGGTTACAGGTAGTGGTACATTTTACTATGATATAACTTTAACAAATACTCAAATAGGTCAAAATTATCTACAGATGTTTATAAAACATCCTGGTGATGAATTTTTTAGAACAATATTTACATCGTTTGCGGCAAATAATGAGAATTATTTTTTGGTACGAGATGGTGATATTGTTGCGGTAAAACAAGGTGCAGGATATGCAGGTGGAACATTCAGTGTTTATTTTGTTGGTGATAATCAAACACTACAAACAATACCAAACGAATATGACTTTTTAGATTTATATTCTGATATTCCACTTACAATAAATAAATCATACGCCGAGATACAAGATATTGGTAAACGTAACTCTGACTATTCTGTTGGTGTTAGGTTACCTGGTTCTAAAAAGAACAATGCGTTCTTTGAGAATTTTTTTAATGTGGACCAACAATCATTATATTTTGATGCAACAGCAAAGGTTCAATGTAATGTATTGATTAATGATGAATCCTATTTTACAGGATATATGAAACTCAATAGAGTTAATGTGTTATTAGGAAAGATTGAATATGAGGTAACTCTTTATTCAAACATAGGAGATTTATATGGTAAGATTGGAAATAACTTACTTAAAGACTTAGATTTTAGAAACCCTGACTATCATTTCAACCACGTTTTTACAAGAGATGATGTAATTGCAGGATGGAGATATGAAACTCTAAAATCAACACAGGAAGTACCATCAAATTATTTCTATCCTGTGGTACATAATGGTTACAATTATCAAGTTAGTGGTGAAACATCACAAGTATTATTCACAGGACTTACAGGTAATTCATTATATACAACAACAAAATTAGGAAGTTGGGCAAACAATGCTACCGCATATTCAAATGGTGTACAACGATATAGAATTAATTCACCTGAAGATGGTATCAGAGACAATCAATTAAAACCAGCACTTAATTTATATTCAATTATAAAACTCATATTCAAGACATATGGATATACAATCAAATCAGATTTTATGTCAAGTCCTTGGATGAAGTTATTATATATGTATGGATATTTTTCCAACGATACGGCAAAGTTTTCATACAAAACACCACAGGTTCAAACATATGGTTTGGATGGTGTGGAAGTTGTAATGGTAGAAAGTACTAATTACCAACTTGAAAATTATTGTTCAACAACATATCCAAAGATAGATGTAAGTTGGACATTCTATGTTGTAAAAAAGGGAACTGGTATCCCTGTATTTTGTAACCAAGAAATTACATTAAACTTTGATTTTACCACAACCTTTTGTTTTGGTACGATTCCAAACTACCCATTACCAATCACAATACCAGCAAATGCAACAGGAACGACTTATAACTATACGGAATTACAATATGTAGATTGTGGATTTGGGTGTCCATATACGGCAGAATCACAGGTAAACAACGGTTTCTTACCCTTATCATCAAATGTAGGATTATCTTCTGAACCTCTTGCTTACTTACCAATAACTTCAAATCAAACAGTTGAGATTGTTGAAAATCAGTATGTTGATTTTAGTTTAATCATAGACCAAAACATAAAACAGATTGATATTCTGTCAAGTATTGCAAAGAAGTTTGGATTGTTATTTATTCCTGACCCTGAAGTTCAGAATCAAATCATAATTGAACCATACAACTATTATGTTGGTACGGGTAATATATATGATTGGTCAGATAAATTATCTTGGGATAAAGGATTTAGTGTAGAACCCGTACAGAACTTTGTTGAGAGTGAATTAATTCTTACAGATGTAGAAGATGGTGACGCAGGCAACAAAGATTTTAAGGATAGTAATAGTAGGGTATATGGTGAGCATAAAGTATATAACCCAACAGAATTTAAATCACAAACAAAAGAAATTAAAACTAATTTCTCACCGATGATTGTTAGAAAGTGGAATCCTAATAATGGTCCTAATGCTGCATTCTCAAATGACGTAGGTATCCCATTAGGTGTTTCTTATGTTGAACAATCACAAGAAATTAGTAGTACAGATAAATCAAAAGTAGATTGGATATATAAAGGTGTTAAAACAAAACCAAAGTTATTCTATAACTTGGGTAACTTCTCACCATTCTTGGATGACCCTACTGAAATTTTTACATTGACAGGTGTAACAACATCTTATTTTAGAGTTACAAAGAGTGATGCATCAAATCCTTCAGGTGGTTTAATATCTCCTGTTATTTCACACACAATGCCGATGGGTAACCCTGACAGTAATAAGATTAATAACGATAGTATTTGTATCTTATTCAACTCAGAAGAACCTACCACAATTGCTGGTGATAGTGTGTCATTATTTGATGCATATACAAACCAAGATTTATACAATTTATTTTATCAGAATAGAGTAGAGAATGCGTTTGATAAAAATACAAGAATGATTGTAGGTTATTTTGATTTGAAGTTAGGTGATGTAAAAAATCTAACAGCAAAAGATTTAATTAAAATCAATAACCAATATTTCACTTGGAATAAAATAGATAATTTTAACTTAACCAATGCAGAACTTACAAAAGTAGAATTGGTCCAAGCAAACTATAATCCACAAAGTTACCCAACAAGATATTTTAAATATTCTTATTGTACTGACCCATCAACAATCTATAAATTCAAAACAGAATTTACAGGAACAGATAGTATATATGAAAGTTTATATTATTATTCTATTCTATATGATTATTTTGTGGGTGCATTAGGTGGTAATGTAAGTGGATATACAAGTTCTATTTCTTATACAGGTTCAACATATTTCCCTTACTCAATATACGAAACAACTAAGAGTGATTATGATGCGGGTGGAATAATATATACATCTGACCCAAATAAATATTTCTTCTTATTGAGTATTGAGGAAGAACCTATAAGTACAATATATAATCAAGACAATCCTGTATGGTTAATTAACTCAGGACAAACCCAAGCAATACTAAATGTATTTACGGATTGTGCTGACTTTTATACCTCAGCAGACGCAATTGGAGTGAATTACGGACAAGCAATTACAGGTTCTACATATAATACTGGTGTGACCATAAACGTAACGGATACAGGATATATCAGATATGATACACCTTCAGGAACTGTTGATACATACTTTGGTTCTTTGGGTAGTACAGTTATTTCTGGTTGTGTAGATTGTGAAAGTATAAGGTATGCATATCCATTATTTGATTTAGGAAATTGGACCATAATAAGTTGTGGTTCGCCGTGTCCATAAAATATTTATAAAATATGAGAGGTTCTTTAGTAGTTACATTTGACGAGTTTTTCTCTGATTTAGGTGGTCCATATTATACTGTTGTTGTGAACGGAAATGAAACATATAGAGCATATTATGGTATGTCTAATTTATATTCCTCAAATATTAATATTGGGGATGTAGTTACAGTAAGTCTTTTTGATGACAATTATGATAAAACATTATCAATATCAAGAACTGACTATACAACAGACGATGAAAATGGTGATAGAGGAATTAAAACAACAAACATATCATCAACCTCAGGAATAACTGGTGTCTCTATAACATTTACTGCAACAACAAGAAATGACGCATATGGATTTGAATATAAAGTTGATAGTACTGTACAAAATTGTTTAAATATTCAAACAGGATTTAATCAGGGTTTGTCACCATTCGGTTCTTATGCGGTAAGAGAAGTGAAACTCATTAACAATAAGATATATTGTATGGGAAACTTCGCACAATACCAAGGTATTGTGACAGGTTGTTTTACTGTGTTAAATAATAATGGTTCTATTGACCCAACGTTTCCTCTTAATGTTATAACTTTAAACGCATTTGCTTCTACAATTGAACAACAAAGTGATGGGAAGGTATTACTTGGTGGTTCATTTACAACATATTCAGGTGTAACAAAAAATGGTATTGTTAGAATTAATAACAATTATTCCATAGATAATACATTTGTTACAGGTACAGGTTTTGGTGGTGCAATTCCACAGATATATGATTTAGAAATACAACCAGATGGTAAGATATTAGCTGGTGGTAATTTTACCTCTTATAATGGAACATCGATTAGAAATATATGTAGATTAAATTCCAACGGTAGTATAGATACAAGTTTTAGTGGTAATACAAATAGTGCAGGTAGTTCACAAATTATAACCGATATTAGTTTATATTCTGATGGTAAAATGTTAATTAGTGGGGATTTTTTAAATTACAATAATGTTGCATCAGCAGATAAAATTGTAAGACTAAATTCAGACGGTTCAATTGATGGTACTTTCACTTCACCATTTGCTGGTACAATTGGTACTGCATCAAATGTTTTAACTACAGAAATTTTATCAGATGGTAAAATAATGATAGGTGGAATATTTGATTTTCCCATAAGTGGAAGTACATCTTATGGTTTAGCCAGATTAAATTCAAATGGTTCATTAGATACAACATTTACCACAGATACATATTTTGTGGGTGAGGTTGTTACAGATTTTTATGTTCTACCTGATAATAAAATTTTAATGTTAGTTACAAGTACATCCCCTGATATAGATGGTTTATATAGATTAAATTCAGACGGTTCATTAGATACAACATTCAATCCCGTTCTATTTGACCAAACATTCTCTGCTACACAAGAAAGTATTGCAGTAAGAGATAATGGTAATATAATAGTGGGTGGAGGATTTGTTACTGTTAACGGAAACACATATAGAAAAATATTTGAATGTGATAGAGATGGTAATTTACTTATGTGTGATAATATAGAAATTGAATTAATGACAGAATTATCAGAATCAATAACAACAGAAAACGAATTAAATTTAATAATAGATTTATAAATATTTATAAATATGTCAAATATAAAAATATCACAACTACCTGAATATGGTGGAAATACCTCAGGTAGTTATATAGTAATGAATGATAGTGGTTCTGCCGCTACATATAAAGTTAGAAAAGAGAATTGGGTATTTCCTTATAATGGTAATGCAACAATTACAGGTTCATTAAGAGTTACAGATATTCCATCAGGTAGTTCTTCAAATCAAGTTGTAATGTATAATACATCAACAAACCAATTGGAAAGAACAAATAATACTAATAGTGGTTTAAAAACAAAAAGTTTTATTATTAATGGAACCTCAGGGTGGACTTATCCTGGTAGTGGTTCTTTAAGATATTATACACTAAATTTTGCCACACCATTTACAGACAATTATTCTGGTAATGTTATGTTTAATTATAATATTGATACCGAACAATTTAAAAATACCGAAGCAAGATATATGAGTCCAACAACTTCAAGTGTTGTATTAGTAGTTAATGATGTGCCTATTGCAAGTTCTTCTTTTGTTGCAACATTTACACAAATAGGAGAAAATTAATATATAACATAATATGAGTAGAAAATATATAAGACAATTAGTTAATTCAGATTTTGTTTATCCAAACAAAGTAAGGAAAGAATATGATACAGAAATTATACACGATATATATGATGATTGTGTAAGTGGAAGTGTTATAACTTTTACTGCAACAACAGTAAGTTCAAGTAGTATTACCTTTTCAGGTACAACATCTTGGAGTCTAAATAATTCAAAAAGATTTTTACAATCTAATGGGGATTTATCTCTTGTTTCTATTCATATGTTGGCACCAACTCAAAGTTATTTTAAACCTTGGAGGACGGTACATAACATATCAACAACAGGAACAACAGCAACAAGTTCAACAAATAATTTTAGTTTTACTGTTACACCCGCAAATGTAGGACTTACAGGTTTTACAGATGGTATGTATTATTTTGAATTTAGATTTATTGGTGAGTTATGTTATTTACCTGTTTGTGCAAATTTAAATTTAGTTGCACCTACACCAACACCTACTCCAACACCTACGGGAACACCAACACCAACTCCTACTCCAACGAGTACTCCTACACCTACACCAGGTGAACCTACACCTACACCTACAAGTACACCGACACCTACTCCTACACCAACACCTGAACCAAGCGGTCTTAGTTTAGAAATTTATGGTCAAGATGTAGATGGAACACCATCAACTTTAACATTATTTTATAGTATTAATGGCGGTGGTTCAATAAACGTACCTGGTTATACAGGTGCACAATTACCTATTAGTTGTACAAATTTATATACTATAACAGGATTAACACAATTTGATAGTATTGAATTTGGAACAAGTATTGCGTGTGTAATGAATGGAAATGGTTCATCATCTTCTTGTCCATCATCGTCAGGAAGTGCTACCACTTATACATATGTGATGGACGCACCATCAATACAACAAATAGCAATAACAATTGATAGTGGTACAATACCATAAAATATATACATATATATGAAAATATACTTTGAAATAGATAATGAGAATTTAAATGAGATTGTGATTAAAAATCATAAGGAAAGTTTGTTGAGAAATAGAGAATTGTTTGAAAAATATCATTTAGATTTTAGTTCAATCAATAAACTAAAAGGGGATAAGAATATTTTGAACAAAGCGTTCTTAGAAGAACTATCTCTACATATAACAGAATAATTATTATAAAAGATTATGGCGGGTAAGAAAATTTTTATTGAGTATGACATAGACAGTAGTGATTTAAAAATTGCTAATGGTGAAACCCTGTCACTTACTCAACAACTCCGTATATTAAAGAAAGAATTACAAAGAGGTGATTTAAAACCTGAACAATTTGATATTCTTCGTAAAAAGATTGGTGATACAGAGGACCAAATTGCTAAAACAACTGTAAGGTCTAAGGACTTTTTTGGTGTTTTATCAACTTTACCTGGTCCTGTTGGTGCATTTGGTAGTTCATTATTGGGTGTTGTAGATACACTAAAGGTCTTTAGTTCATTCACTTTCAAAGATATTAAAAATTCTTTGGGTGATATAAAAGATGACGTTGTAGAAATTTCAAATAATTTTCTTGGTTTTGATAAGACCAATAAAGATGTTGCAAATTCTTCAAAAGAAGCTGCAGATAATGTTGATGGTTTAGGTAGAAGTTTATCAAATACAGCCGCAGAAGCGGGTGCAACAGGTGCCGTTGTTGGTAATGCCACCGCAAAATTTACAAGTTTAGAAACAAATTTAGCCAAAACTAATTTAACATTAGATGATACACTTAAAGCATATGATAATTTAACAAAACAAGGTTTAGACCCGCTATATGCTGAGATTATTGATGGTAATGATGTTGTTGAGAAAGCATCAATTTCAGTAAAAGGTTTAAAAGGTGAAACTTTAAAATTAACTGAAAGTCAAGTCGCGGCAGTTGCTGCAGGTAAAACTCTTACAGTTACTACCGAAGGTTTAGTTGTTGCAGAAAAAGCTGCAACCTTTTGGACTACAACTTTAGGTAATACTATAAAAGGTGTTTTAATTGCAACGGGTATAGGTGTTTTAATTGTTCTTCTTGGTCAATTAATTACATTATTTGCAGATTGGGTATCAGGAACTAAAGAAGCAGAAGCAGCACAAAAACAATTTAATGATGAATTAGAAAGAACCAATACATTATTAGATTTAGATTTAAGGGCTGCAAAAAGAAGACAAGATTTAAGAGTCGCAGAACTTAAAGCAAGGGGTGCATCAGAGAAAGAAATTAATGATGCAAGTCTTGAAGGTCTAAAAGAAAATTTCGCGTTAAAACAACAGGCGTTAGTAGATGCAACAGATTTATATAACAAAACATTAAAAAGAACTGATGAAAACGCCTTAAAGGATTTAGAAACTATTGGTAAAAGACAGCTTGAATTGGACCAAGAGGTAAAAGACCTTAGAAACCAAATCAAAATTGCTGAACTTCAAGATGATATTAAGGCGGCAGAAAAGAAGAAGGAACAACAAAAGGCAGCAAATGATAAAACAATTGCAGATAATAAGGCGAAGAATGATAAAATTATTGCCGATAATAAATCTGCAGACGAACAACTTCTTGCATTACAACAAGAGAATGCGGTATTATCGTTAAAAACAGATAGAGAAAGACAGGATAAAGAATTAGCCAATCAAAAAACCAATGAGGAAAATAAGATTAAGGCGTTACAGATTAGTGATGAAAAAAAGAACAAATTATTAGAACAAGTTAGACTCAAATTTGACGCAAAACAAAACGATATTAATCTTAAAAGACAAGAAGAAGATTTAAAATCAGCAAAAGAGTTTACAAGAAAAAGAGAAGATATAGAAATTGCTGCAATTGAGGATAAGAAAAAGAGAGAAGATGCTGAAAGACAAATTAAATTACAAAGAGATTTAGAGGATTTAGAAGAAGACAAAGAATTTATAAAATTATTAGAGGAAGAGAAAGAAGAAGTAAGAAAAAATATTCGTCAGAAGTATGCGAATGAAGATAGAGAAATTACAAAAAATAGAAATAAAGAAGAAGCAGATGATAATCTTAAGAAACTTGATGATGAATTAAGATTTTTACAAATACGTCAAGAAGCCATCAGAGCGGGAACTAAGGCGTTCTATGATGGTCAAAGAGATATTCTTGCGGCTGCTGAGGCAAGAGAAATTGCTGCGGCAGAAGGTAAAGAAAAAGAAATTACCGCAATCAAGGAGAAATATGTTAAGTTAAGAAAGGACCTTGATAATCAAGAGAAGATGGCTACACTTAGTGCCATAGGTGAAACCATAGGTGCGTTTGCAGGATTAACAAGTGCAATTGCATCATCTTATGATGAGGAAGCGAAGACAAGTAAAGCGGCATTTGAAAAGAGAAAGAAATTACAAATTGCAACCGCAACTATGTCTGCGGCTTCAGGTATAATTCAAATCCTTGCACAACCTTCAACTTTACCATCACCATTTGATTGGATTGTAAAAGGTGTAAATGCGGCGGCACTTGCAATTGCAACTGCAGTACAAATTTCAAATATCAAAAGAACACAGTTTGAGTCAACTGAAGGTGGTGGTGGAGGAAATGCTGGTAACCAATTAGGTAGAGGATATGCAGATGGTGGTATTGTAAGAGGACCTGGTGGACCTAAATCAGATAGTATCCCCGCAAGATTATCAAATGGGGAGGCAGTAATGACAAGTGGTGCTGTAACTATGTTCGCACCGTTATTATCTATGATGAACCAAATGGGTGGTGGTGCGGCGTTTACAAGTGATTTAAATGTCGGTTTACCTGACAATCCACAAGTTAAAAATCCTGCGATGGAACAACAACCTGTAATAATGAAGACCTATGTTGTTGAGAGTGAATTAACATCAACTCAACAAAGACAGGCAAGACTTAAAGACCTATCAACATTATAATGAAAAAGGGTAAATCAGAAAGAAGTAATAAAATCAGTTTTGGTAAACGTAAGTCACAACCTAACGGTAAAAAGTCATATGGTCCTAAATCACAAAAACCTAAGAAGTACCGCGGGCAAGGTAGATAGTATAAACCAAAATATTTATATTTTAATATATGAAGAAAGATAAAGTATATGAATTAAGGATAGAAGAAGACGATGAAATATCGGGTATCGACAGTATATCTTTAGTTTCAGAACCAGCAATTGAAATAAATTGGGTAGCATTCAACAAAGTAAAATCAGAGGACTTTCATATTCCTGAAGGGGAAGATGAGAAATATATTCAAAAACTTATTGCAACCGCACAAGATGAACAGGAATTGTTTGATGAAGGATGGGTTGTAGATAGTATTGAGATATTGGATGGTAAAAATAGTTTTATTTCTACTGACCCGAATGGTCCTTCTATTGAAGATGAAGAAGAATATAATGTTAGATACAAGTATATTCTAAAACCTAATATATCAACTGCACCTATTATTCCCACAACAAGAGATTTTTGTAAAACTCTAATCAATCGTAATTACGTTTGGAGAATAGAAGATATGGATGCCACTCAGAATGATTTTGGTCAATCTGCAATGGTATGGAGAGGTGGTTACAATTGTCGTCACGTATGGTCTCGTATCAAGTATAGAAAAGATGCTACAATTACAAATAAGGCGTCTATAAACAAAGGAAAAGTTTTAGTAGGTGGGTTTCCAAATGATATTGCACCTGATACAAGAGTATTGGGATATTCTGAACCTGATACGGTTACAAATAAAACTTTGGCTAACCCATCACCTTCAACAATTAAGAACTTGGGTTTATCAAAAGAAAAAATGGAAATTGATGACCAAAACGTAAATGTATTTGGTTACCATACAAGATATTTTGCTTTGTGTCCTTCAGCACAAGAATTATTCAGACACCTTATAACTATGGAAATAGACGAGGATACAAAAGGAATGATTAGAAGTGCTGCACGTGCGGCAGATAATGTTTTTAAAATTGAAATTGAAGTAGTTAAATCAGAAGAAGTAACACAACATCAATACGAAGAAGCACTCATATCAGTTGATGATATAAAAGATATTATGTCTGAGGTTGATAAAAGAGTAGGTATGGAACACGACTTATCTTTTATGGATGACCATATTGAGTTGATTGCGGAATATCTACAAGAAGATATGGGGTATGATGTTAGTACAATAACAGGATATGTTGACCAAGGTATTGGAAAGAAAAAGAAGAAAAGAAGTAACTATGAATCATATACTGACTATCCTGATAGTGTAAAGAACAATGCTAAGGCTGTACTTAAGTATGTTGAAGAAAATGGATGGGGTTCTTGTGGAACCGCCGTGGGTAAACAAAGAGCAAACGACCTTGCACAAGGAAACCCAATCTCAGAGGACACGATACGTAGGATGTACTCTTATCTATCAAGACACGAAGTAGACCTACAATCAAGTAAATCTTATGATGATGGTTGTGGTAAGTTGATGTATGATAGTTGGGGAGGTAAATCAGCACTTAGTTGGGCTGAAAGCAAAATCAATTCTATTGACAGAGAGAAAATGTCAAAACAAAACTTCCAAGTAGATGAAGATAAAAGAATTGTGGTAGGTCCCGCTATGGTTCCAAACTTGAAAATATTCCGTAAAGATAAAAAGGGTAACCCATATTATGTGGTGTTCAAAGAGGACACAATCAAAATGATTATGGAGAAGTATATGAGAAACAAATATACTGACAATAACGATACAGAACATAATGGAGAGGCTGCAGAGGATGTGTATGTAGTAGAGAGTTGGATTAAAGAAGATGAGAATGACAAGTCTAACAAATATGGTTATAAAGATTTACCTGTGGGAACTTGGTTTGTTTCTATGAAAGTAAGAAATGACGATGTTTGGAAGATGGTAAAAGAGAAGAAACTAAACGGATTTTCCGTATCAGGTTTCTTTGAGGAAATAGAACAATTCTATAAAGAACAAGAATTTTTAAGAGAAGTAGCTAAAATTATAAAAGATTTATAGTCTACTGATAATAATTTATATTTCTATATATAAACAATAATAAACTAAAGTATTATGTCAAATCCAAAAACAGCAATTCAAGAAATTAAAAAATTGATGAAGCAATTCGGATTTTTAGCTGATGGTGAAGTGACTATGGCGTCTTTTAAACTTGAAGACAATACAATTGTAGAAACTCCTGAACTTAAAGTAGGTAACAAAATTACCAAAATTAGTGAAGATTTTGAAAGAGTTGTATTGGAAGATGGTTCATATAGATTAGTAGAAAACTTTGAATTAGAAGTTAAAAATGGTGAAATTGTTTCTGTCAAAGAAATTTTTGTTGATGCAAAATTGGTTGATGGTACACCTATTAAGGTAGAAGGAGAAGAAGTAATTGAAGGTGCTAAGGTCGTAGTAGTAACCGAAGAAGCTGAAGTTCCTGCACCTGATGGTGTTCACGAATTGGAGGACGGTAGTAAAGTTGAAACTAAAGATGGGGTGATTGTTAAGGTTGAAGGACCTAAAGAAGAAGAACCTGAAGCTGAAGTTGAAATTGAAGTTAAGTCTGAAGATATGGGTGATGGTATGAAAGAACTATATTCTTTACTTGAAGATATGATGAAAAAAGTATCTGAGAAAATGAAGAATATGGAAGAAAAAATGTCATCAATCGAAAATCAATTTAAGTCATTCAAAAAAGAACCAGCAGGTAAAAAAATATCTGATGGTAAAACAGAATTTAATAAACAAGAAAACATCGACTCATTAGATGCAAGAATCGCTTCTATTATGAGTATGAGAAAAAAATAAAAACAAAATAAAACTATTAAAAAAATGAAAAATTATTCAAAAGAGGATTTTCAATATGTAGTTTCAAGTATTACTGGTTTTACTGACCAAACATCAACTGAGTTGATGATGAAAGCCCTTGTAGGTGGAACAACCGCAAAGGTAAGTAACGTAAAATTAGGCGTTAAGGGAACCCAACAAATCCAAATTTTAGACAGTACTCCTGCGTTCCAAGCTGGTGCGTGTGGATGGTCTGCAAGTGGTACAACCACTTTCTCTCAAATCTCTTTGACTGTATGTCCTGAAAGAATTAACGAATCACTATGTCCTGATGCGTTATATTCAACTTATCAGTCATTATTGTTACAAAAAGGTGAAACTGAAGAATCAGTTCCATTTGAACAACAAATTGCAGAATTAAAAGTAAAACAAATCCAACAAAGAATTGAACAAAAACTATGGGGTGCTACAGTATCAGGTGGTGATTGTTTCGATGGTTTTAAATCATTAATCGTATCAGGTGCAACTGGTGTTGCTGTATCTGCTTCAGGTACAACTTTCTCACCAACTGCAGCGTATGGTTCTAATGGTAACCCAATCACTGAGGTGGATAAATTAATCAACGCACTTGATGACAATGCACAAGCAATTGAAAATCTTGTAGTGTTTATGTCTTATCCTAACTACAGATTGTATGTACAAGCATTAACTAAGGCTAACTTCTTCCAAAATTACATTGGTTCATCTACTGTAATTGGTGGTGAAGCAAATGCTTTCGCAGTACATCCAAACTCAACTGTAAAGGTATATCCAACATTAGGTCTTGCATCTTCTAACCAAGTTGTTATTGGACCAGCTGATTATTTCGTAGTAGGTTTTGACCTTATGTCAGACCACGAAAGATTGGATATGTGGTGGAGCCGTGACAATGACGAAATTCGTATCCGTGGTAATTACAACTATGGTGCAGCAATCGTTACTTTCTCAGGTGTAAATTACTTTGCAACTAACGGATTAGCATAATCGTTTTTCCATATAAAAAACGGGGAGGTGAAAGTCCTCCCAATTTTAAAATAAACGAAAAAAATTAATAATAAATAATATGAGTTGCTATATTTCAGAAGGAATTAGTTTAAATCAATGTTCAGACTCTATAGGTGGTATCCAAAAGGTATATATCGCTGGTGGAACTGGTACTACTCTTGGTGGTGTAACAGGTTTCACATACAACGGTGATGATGCAATTACAGGTGCAACTGCAGCATCAGGAACAATATTTTACGGATTTGAACTAAAAAGAGGAACTTCTCAACTTACTCAAAATATTCAAAAATCATTTGAAAACGGAACTGTTTTCTTTGAACAACTTTTGGAAATGGTGTTATACAAATATGATGAAGATAAAAGAAACATCATATTGAACTTAGCACAGAAAGACAATTTGCAAGTAATTGCAATTGACCAAAATGAAACACAATATATGTTGGGTCAAGTAAGAGGTATGTACGTATCAGCAGGTGCGTTAACATCAGGATTAGCATTGGGTGATAGAAATGGTATGAATTTCACACTAACAGGTCAGGAACCAGTTCCCGCACGTGTTATTGATGGAGTATTATCATCTGTCTTCTCAGGTGCAACATTCCAAGGATAATATTAGGAGAATATCTCCATTTTATTCATATATCCTATAAAAAGGGGTCTTCGGACCCTTTTTTTTATTAATATATCAATTCAATTTTAATTTTTTTATATTTATAGTTATACAGTCACTAATATGCTAATATTAAACAAAGGTCAACAAAATGAATTGGTGTTAAACATTAATAACAATTCAAGAACTGATTTTTCAGGTTATACTTTGACATTCACACACGTTGTATCACAAGAAGTAAAATCATATACAGTCAGTACATCAAATCCCGCACAATATGCTGAGAATGATAGATATTGTGAAATAATTCTCAATTTACAAAATGCGGGACAAGACTTAAATTACTTAGGACAATATCAACTTCAAATATTTGGTAATGGTTCCAACCTTGTATATACAGGTATGGCACAATTAAATGGAACACAGGAGTCAAATCCATTCACAGAATATGTTTCACCAGATGAAGATAATTCCAATTATATTTATATACAAGATTAATTATGAGTGAAGAAAAAAAGAAATATCAATTAAATAAAATTGCGTTCAGACAAGAACCAATATTACCAAAGTTCACAGAATTATTTCAAAGAGTACCTTGGGTATATTATGGTGACAATAATTTGATGCCACAATATCTAATAACCAGATATAATAATTCAGCAATACATAAGGCAATCGTTACAAGCAAGGTTAATCAGATTATGGGTGATGGAGTTGTATCCATCAATAACCCTATGGCTTCTGTTAATTTAATTAATAAGAAAGAAAACGTTTCTGAAGTGATGAAGAAATGTGCGTTAGACCTTGTACTATTCGGAGGTTACAGTTTGAATGTAATATGGAGTAGAGATAGAGAAAGTATTGCTGAAATATATCATTTGGATTTTAGTAGAGTAAGATGTGGTAAGATTAATCCTGAAACAGATGAAATTGAAAAATACTATTATTCAGCTGATTGGACAAATATCAAAAAACATCCCGTTGAGGAATATGATACATTCAGTCAAGAAGATGGTGAACCATCTCAAATCCTTTATTACAAACAATACCAACCAAGTAATTCTTATTATCCTAATCCAGATTATAGCGGTGCTTTGGCTGCTATTGAAATTGATGTAAACATCAAGGAGTTTCACAGTAACAATTTAAAGAATGGTATGTTACCAAGTCTTTGGATAGATTTTGTGAACGGTATCCCTGATGAAGAAAATCAAAGATTGATGACACGTGCACTCGAAGAACAATATTCTTCTGTTAATAATGCTGGTCGTCCAATCATATCATTTAATGAGAGTGCTGAACTTTCACCAAAAATCACACAGATTGCCCCATCATCAAACGATGGGTATTATCAAGCAATATACGATGACATTATCAGAACCATCCTGTCAGGTCATAGGATTAGTTCTGGTGAGTTATATGGTATCAGTACGAGTGGTAAGTTAGGAACAAGAAACGAGATTGTGGACCACTCAGAATATATCAGAAAGATGGTTATTATGCCATATCAATCTGAACTATTACCAGTCTTTAACAAATTGGTATCTCTTAAATCTCAAAGACCAACAACATTTGAAATTAAACCATTATCAATCTATGAAGTAGGTGATGTGGTTGAACAACCAGTTGTTGAAGATAAACCTGAACAACCAACACAAGTATTATAATATGGGAGTACTATTAATATCAGAAACCAAATTAAAAAATTTCACAAATATCAATAAGAATGTTGATATGGATGTATTACGTGCGGAAGTACAAATAACACAAGATACAGAACTACAACCACTATTGGGAACAAAGTTCTATAATCATTTATTGAGTCAAGTATCATCAACAGGTAATACATTTAATGCAAATGAATTGACTTTGGTGAATGATTATATTGCACCATATCTTATACAAGCAAGTTATTTTCGTGCAATTCCTCACTTACATTATAGAACGATGAACCGTGCGATAATTGAAGGTCAGACCGAAGGTGGTACACCTGTTGATTTAGAAACGATGAAATATCTTCGTTCAATACAAAAACAAACCGCAGACTTTTATAAGATGAGGTTACAAGACTGGTTAATTACTGGTCAAGGTCAGAACCTTTTCCCCGACTATCTATCTACATCTACTATTGATGGAATGATACCTGACAAGTCAGCAAAATACAATAACCCGATTGTTCTAAATCACACCACTCGTTATGGTTATGCAAAGAGAGGTAGTGGTGGTATTGGAAACTTACCATCATATAGTGAAATAGAATCATCATCACCGCCTTGTTACGATTGTTACTAATATGAATAACGAATTACTATTAATTTTATCAAACGCACTTACAGGAGTAGCTGCGTGGTTTGTTGGAAAGAAACGTCAACAAGCAGAAACAGACAATCAAGTGTTACGAAATTTAGAATTATCAATTGGTATATATAAAAATATAATTGATGATTTAAAAAATGAAATACACGAATTAAATAACAAAATCCAAGACCTTGAAAATAAGGTTATGAAACTAATGGATGAAAATAAGAAACTCAAAAAAATGAAACTATGAACAAGTTAGAAAGATTTAATTTGGTAAGAAAGATAAAATTAAATTTATCTGATATTAAACCCAATAAGATGGAAGAAGGTGAAGGATTAGAAGGTGCGTGTTGGGAAGGTTATGAACCTATTGGTATGAAAGAGAAAGATGGAAAAATGGTCCCTAATTGCGTTCCAATCAAAGAAGAACAATCTAAGGTAAAGAAAGAAGGTTTCCCAATCCCTTCTCCTGAAGGTGGAGAAAGTGATGATGAATTTATCAGTAGATGTATGAAAGAAATTTATGGTGAGTATGACCAAGACCAATCACTTGGAATTTGCTACGGAAAGTTAAGAGGAGAATAAGGACAAAAAAAATAAATGTATCAAACACTAAACACAAATGAAAAAGGGACCCATTACAGGTCCCTTTATTGTTCAAGGTACAAGTTACGGAAACCTTAAACAGTGTTTGTAAGTTCGTCTGAACTGAGTGCTGTGGAATTGTAGTTTTGAAATATAAATTCTCTATATTGAGTTAATAAAAACTCTAATATATCCATCCTATACAATCCTCTTTCTTTTAGTTGTGTATGGATTGGTTTATAAAAATCATAATTGGTTTCAATAAACCTAATGATGTTAGGTACACAATGGATGTAACCACCAGCAATACTACCACCTGTATCTACATAATGTTGTAGTACATTAATAATATTACTTTGTGTACAAGCAGTATCATAATCACCATTCACTTCGTTCCATACTTGGTCACAGAAAATAGATAAGGTAGCTTGTTGTTCCTCATCCATATAGGTTTGTTTTAATCGTTCAGATAATTCTAACGCTTGTTTATAATCGTTCATAACTATTTTATTTTAATCTTGTGGTGTAAAATTTTTAAATAATTTACTTACATCAGATAAACTCATACTCCAATTTCTTGACAAATGAATATCAAATGCAGTGAAGATATATTCAAATAGAGATTTACAACCTCTCTTATCAATTTGATATTCTTCATTCACTTCTTGATAATTTTGTAAATAAAATTCAGTTACATCATCAATATAATCAATTTCAACTTGATTTGGATTAGTGTCTTTTCTTCTGTAAGCATTATGTGTCATTAGAATATAAACTTCAAACGGAATATTAGAAAAAGTTTTATCTTTTTTCTTTGTTAAATTCCATTCTTTTTTTAATTCCTTTTTTAAACGATTATACCATATAATCATTTTTTGATGACAATCCATTTTGGTTTGGGCTACTTCCATAAGTTCACCCATCGTTGTGTAATTTTTCATAACTTTTAGATTAATTGTGTATTTCTATTTTTGATAGTTTGTTCCTTAATATAATCAGATAATTCTAATTGTTCTGAGTATGTTAAGTTCTGTTTCATTAACAATAAAGTTAATGCTTGTATTAAAAGTTTCTTTTTTGATGGATTAAATTCATCCATAATTCGATTAACATCATTTGTAATGTCAATCATTTTGTTTGAAAATTGATTTTTTGTCATAACTTGTTTTGTTCAGATACGCTGTCCCCCGATTTGTTTCCACAAAGTTATTGCAACATTTTAGAATATCCAAATTTATTTTCAAAATATTTTTATAAACAAAAAACCCCCACCGTAGAAACAGCGGGGGTTATTAGTAATAATAAAAAAACAATTGAATGGAAATTCAACAATACAAAGGTAGGGAACTTTTCATTCCCCACCAAATTTAATTTACTTTAAATGAAAATCCTTGAGAGATATTACGTGATACATCTTCTCACCACTTTTATAGTCGTTAATTAAATCAACGTAAAAGTCTTGGTTGGATGGTAACTTGGTCTCAACTAATCTTCTTAGTTCTAATGTACCTAACTCACTGATGACAATTGCAACTGTGATAGGTTTACCTAACTGGTCTCTCGATTTTGTGTGACTTAAAACTTTCATACCATTTGTGTTCAGAACCGCTGTCCCCCGTTTAACTTGTTTATACAAAGTTAATACATTTATATTTAACCACCAAACATTTTTTAAAAAAAAATAAAAAAAAGTTATTAACATAAAAATGTGGATAAGTTTATTTGGTAGATTGAAAAATACCTTTTAACTTTGTTCCACAAAGTTAAACCTAAACTCGGGGACAGGACAAAATCTGAACAAAAATTAAAATGACACAAGAACAAGTAAACCAAATCGTAGAGGCAATCAAAGACTTATCCTATGAAATTGAACAACTACGACACAATTTTAGAGGAGATGGTGGACACACGGTAGGAGACAGTTTAGAAGGAATTATGATTAAATTCCTACAAGAGGAAAAGAAGTAAAGAAAGGGGGAAACCCCTTTTTTTGTGCAATAAAAAACCCCACCGTAGAAACGGCGGGGGATTTTCGTATTTATATATAGAATGGTTTACATTTAAAATATAACAGAAAAAAATGACTTTACCAAAGCCCAAGCGAAATTAAAAATAAAAAACATTAGGAACATTCCGACTGTAAATGCCAACATAGTGATAATAACTTCAATTAAATCTTCTATGTGTTTCTTCATAAAAAAAGGGAGGACGATATATTATAAAATGGCAAATTTAGAATAGATGAAAATATCAGGTTTCTCGTCCTCCCCATATATAAATATATCAATACTATGAAAAAAAATAAAGGGGAATTGGTACACCAGTCCAAAACCCCTTATTATTATTAAACACAAAAAGAATTATACTTCTTCAAACTTTGATTGGATATGTTTATCAATCTTCTCTAATCGTTCACCAATCTCTTTGTTGTAACCAGATTGACAATAATCTGTCAATACATTTGTGATACCAACCACTTCTTTAAGTGTAAGTGGTGTACCAATCATTCTGCAATACTCTCCTACAAATTTAAGTGTAGATTGTCTAACAATACTTTCCTGATTTTTCTGATAATCGTTTGCCATTTTATTTATTGTTTTGAGGTGTGAAAATTCCGTCCCAATGATTTAACTTTGAAATAAATTCATCTGACATTCCTTCCAAATCTAATTCCAATTCTCCATCTTGATTTTCTACAAATCGTAATGCCACACAAATCTTCTTTGGAATTTTAATTGGGTCAATTGGTGGATTTGGATTAATTTCATAAATGATATTGAATGCACCTCTACTACCTCTAACCTTCTCTCCTGTTTCAATTAGGTAACCCATCGCACGTAAATCAGATAGAGCCCTACTTGCAACTGCATCCAATAATAATTGACCTTTGTACTGTTGATACAATTCGATTAACTTCCATCTCCAAATTGTTTTAACTTCTCTTGCCAGTTCTAATATTTCCATATTCTGGCTTTCACAACTTTCCATACGTTGACGAAGTTCCTCTCCATCAATGTTGGTAGTGTTGTAATACTGCTGTAACGGTTTGTTTGCCATTTCTAATAAGTTTTAATTGTTTATCTAAATTTACAATAAATATTTTATATTTCCAAAAAAGTTTAGAAAAATATATACATATATACGGAATGTGGAAAAGTTGGTAACTTTTTTTGATTGGATTTGGATTTACGAAAAATTTTTGGTATTTATTAGTATAGTCCCTTCTCACATTATAGGACATTAAAGATTTTGAGGGTTGCCAAAGAAAACTGACGTGAGAAGCAGTGAGTATTTGGTGACCCTTTTTAATTTAACAATATGGCAAATAAAGAACAATTCACAAAGATACCACATACTTTGATGAGAAATAAAGAATTAAATTTTGGAGATAAGATGACACTTGCAATTATCTATTCCTTTTATGATAATAAAAAAGAATGTTTTATATCAAATAATATGTTGGGAGATATGATGGGTATTAGTAGAACGACCGCAAGTGAAAAAGTAACAAAGTTGGAAAGTTTAGGTTATATCAAATGTGATAGACAGATGATTAATGGAAAAGAGAAAAGAACTATCGTTCCGTTGAGGATGGTTTCACTGGTCGATAAACCGAATCCATTAGTCGGAAAACCGACACTACTGGTCGGAAAACCGAACCGTGTTAGTCGGAAAACCGACACGTCATTAGTCGGAGAAGTTGGCAGTATTATACAACCTTTATTATTAGATAAAGTATTAGACAATGTACCAGATAATGTATTAAATAACAAAATTGAACTTGAAGAAGAATTAAAAGAATTAAATAAATTAATAAAAGAAGATAAGTTCAATACACCAGATGAAAGAGGTATTGCATACCAGAAAAGATATGGTATTGAAAAGCAAATAAAAGAATTGGAAAAAATAACTCAACAATAGTTTTTATTTCCAGTACTTTTTATTATATTTATATATAGATTCTAATAAGGCTTCCAACTAAAATTAGATTTTATCCCGCTTGACTTAGTGCCATTAGTCAGCGGGATTTTTGTTGAAAAGAAAAGTATTTATGATATGTAGAAAATGTTCAATAGATAAACCAGTTGACCAGTATGATACCTATTTTCATTCTACACAAAATAAAATACGCACCAGAAAGTATTGTAAATCTTGTTATAGAAAACAGAAGCAACAATATAAAAACAGAATTAAATTGGAAAAAGAAGATAGAGATAAGTTTTATCAAAATAATCCAAATTATTGCAAATGCAATACTTGCCAAACTTGGAAAGAAATTAGTTATTATTATCTAAGAGATGGAAAAGTAATAACCAAAAAGTGCAAGGATTGTCAAAAGGTATCAGATAGAATAGAAGCAGAAAAGTTAAGAGAATTGAATGGTGGTAGTAAAATGGTGCCTCAAAAACCTAATGTTTATTTTGATGAGTACCAGCGTGCTAACACTTTTGAACTTATGCAACTTCTTGGATATTTATATGATGAAGCTTCTGGTATTTGGATTAAACCTGGTTGGAAAGAAGTAATAGATGGTAAACCAGTCTTTACTCAACTAAGGAAAAGGAAATATACTTTAAGACGAGGAATAGTAACAGATGAAATGATATTCAAAGTTTTAGATTATAGAAAGAGAAATTGGACCAGAGCAAAAATAGCAAATAAAATTGGTGTATCAGAAAATACAGTAATGAAAATTTGTACTGAATATGGAAACGAGACACGTCAAAGTAGGGGAACTTGAAATACCAGCATCTTATTGGGAGATGACTGAGGAAGAAAAAGACCAGTTATGTTTAACGTTACTTGATAGTATGTTAACCATATTAGACCATAACCTCAACAGAGGTATAAACAGAATAGATGTATTGGATAAATTACTTCAATCAAGTATAATGGTTAACGAAGCCTGTGAGAATTACGAGATATGTGAGGTAATGACCAGTATTAGAAATTTAATTAATGAACAAAGAAGTTGAGAAGTATATAACGGTTAATTACTATAAGTTACTTCAAATAACAAAGAAAATAACCAAGAACCACGATTTAACGCAGGATTTACTACACGAGGTTATAATTCAATTGTATCAGAAAGAACATATCAATCTAAAGTTCTATGATGATTGTAGTATCAAATATTATATAGTATCAATCATCCGTATCAATTGGATAAGTAAAACCAGTCCATTCTACTATAAAGTGCGTAGAGAGTTTCTCAAATACGATAGTTTCATTTCAAATGTAAATATAGATAGTTTATTTGAAGTATCAGAAGAACAGAAATTCTTTGAAAAACAAAAATTATTTGATATATTAGAAAAGGAATATAGTGAATTAACGTGGTTTCACAAGTCACTTATGGATTTGTATTTAACCCTTGGTTCAGTTAATAAAGTGGCAAAACACACAGAAATTCCAAAAAGTTCAATTATAAAATATATCAAAGAAAGTAAGGACCAAATTAGAAATAATGTAATTCAAAAACTTAATGATTATAATGGATACGAATAACGAAATATTGGAAAAGATTAACAAAGCAAAACAGGAAGCAATAGAAAATCCTCCAAAGAAAAAGAAAGGTTGTACATCCTGTAAGAAGAAGAAAGAAGTTACAACCCTACCAGAAATTGATTTAACACCCCTTCCTTTGATTATCTATGACGAGGAAGACATTATCAAGGCGTACAACGAAGTAATAAGATTTGGGGGTATAAAAGAAGAATCAAAGGTATTTATAAAAGATG